AATGCTCACGCAGTCGGAGCTTTTGCAGTCAACGGAGATGTGCAGCGAGCAAGGTTTGTTTTGCGACGAAAAACAACAAATAACACAGCAACTGAGCTTTTACTTGATTCCTCAACAAGGTTGACAATCCCGTCCGGCAAGGTTGTCGCTATGACAATCAACATTGCAGGCGTGTCCAGCACAGGCGCGGCGGTCGCTCACTACATTCGCCAGTATGCTCTCAAGAATGTCGCTGGCACGACGAGTCAGGTTTACGCCCCCGTCACGATTGGCACAGACAACGCCGCTGGAACCAGCATCTCGCTTTCAGCAAACGACACAAACGACGCTCTTAATGTCAGCGTTACCGGCATTGCAGCAGAAACTTGGCGCTGGGTCGCTTCGGTAGATGCCGTTGAAATCGCATACGGAACTTAACCAAAACCACACCATGAAAACATACGGACTTATATTCGCAGACGGCCGCCTTGAACTTTCCAGCATTGTGCTCGACGAAAACGACGAGCCACGCATCGACACTATTCGGCCTCATCCCCGCCCCGAAGATTGGGTCGATCCGCAGATCGTCCCGCTTGTCAAAATCGACAAACCCGAAAGCGGCAACTGGGAACCGAACCTCGTCTGGTTCGCCGACCGCGTCGAGCGCCAGTGGATTCCAGCTAACTCCTAACCAACCACGACCACATGCCAAACGAACTCAATATCGCCCTCGCCACTACCGGCCTCACCGTCACCGCCCAGCCTTACCAAAACGGAGCCGCCGTAGGCTCTGCCATCTCCTGCCCGGAAACCGGAAGCGCCGGATTTTACAGCGGCAACATGGCAGGCAGCGCAGGAACCTACCAAATCGCATTCCGCTCCGCCGGAGCCAATGTGGGCAGCGGCAGCATCGTGTGGGATGGAACCGCAGAAGTCGCCAGCAGTGCGCCATCAGCAGCTCAAAACGCAGCAGCCGTTTGGAGCCAAACGACTCGCACCGTAACTGGCGGAACGGTGGACACTCTCACCAACGCGCCAACCGTGCCATCGGCCTCGGCGATAGCTTCACAGGTCAGAACTGAGCTTTCGGTGGAGCTTGGGCGAGTGGATGCCTCAATCTCCAGCCGGGCGACCGCAGCCAACATCCCGACCTCCGACATCACGGCAATCAAAGCCAAGACGGACAACCTCCCCGCCTCGCCAGCAGCAACCGGAGACATCCCTACCGAGTCGGAAATAGCCGCCGAAGTCTGGGCCAAGCCGACCACCGAGCTGACCATCACCGGCTCCATCGGCGAACGCGCAAAAAATCAAAGCACGGTCTCAACGACCGGCGCTCAACTCGCCGCAGCACTCTCGTAAGTTGGTTCATAGGTTATCCCGGCGTGGGCCAAAACCCACGCCGGGTTTTTTTGTATCTCCGTGGCCTCTGTGTCCTCGGTGGTTAAACCTCCTCGGAACGCCCCGCAGAAGACAGCCCGACACCCGCTGGCAAAATTCGCGCACACATGAAGCCCGCCGCGAAAGAACTTTTCAACCAGCCGATGCGCCGAGTCATGACGATCGGCACGATCAGCGCAGAGTCGCGCACGGTGGAGCTTGCATTTTCCAGCAACGCCGAAATCGAGCGTTGGCCGGGCATGGTCGAGGTGCTCGATCACTCTCCCGAGGCGTGCGACCTCTCGCGGCTCAACGACCGCGCAAATCTTTTGTTCAACCATGACGCATCCGAAGTGCTCGGAGTCGTCGAGACCGCCCGCATTGACGCTGACGGGATGGGCCGTGCGCTGGTGCGCTTCGGCAAATCCGAACGCGCCGAAGAAGCGTGGCGAGATGTTGAGGACGGAATCCTCACGAAAGTCTCGGTCGGCTACGCAATTCGTGAAGTCAAATTGACCGAAGAACGCGAGGGCGTGGATGTCTACACCGTGACCCGGTGGCAACCCCATGAAATCTCCCTCGTCACAATCCCGGCGGACCCCTCATGCGCAGTGGGTCGCAGCCTTAACAACCCGCCAGAGCCAATCGGCCTCGGCACAATCACCCAATCCAATATGCAAGACACACCTACACCCGCGCCACAAGCGCCCGCACCGGCGGCACCGGAGATCAACATCGTCGCCGAGCGCAACGCCGCTGTGAAAGGCGAGCAAGACCGCACCCGCTCGATCCTCGAAGCTGGCGACAAATACGGCATGCCAGCACTCGCCGCACAGATCGTGCGTGACGGTGGCAGCCTGGTGGATTTCCAAGCCGCCGCTCTTGCCGAGAAAGACAAGCGCAGCGCCCAGATCCGCGAAGGCGTCGCCCCCATCGGCCTCAACGAACGCGAAGCAGGCAGCTTCTCTTTCTTGAAACTCATCCGCGCACTCGCCGCCGAGCCTACCGACAAAAAAGCCCGTCAAGACGCGGCATTTGAATTGGAAGCCTGCGAAACCGCTGCCGGAAAAGTCGCACACCGCAACGTCAAAGGCACCATGATTCCCGTGGATGTCCTCACCTCTGGCTTCGGACAGCGAGGCACGAACACCGTGTCGGCAAAATCCGGCGCTGGCTACACTGGCACAGGCGGCAACACCGTTCAGACCAACCTCCTCGCCTCCTCATTCATCGATGTGCTCCGCAACAAAGCGACCATCATGAACCTCGGCACCGAGCTGGCTGGCCTCGTCGGCAATGTGGACATCCCAAAGCAAACAACCTTCGGCAACGGCTACTGGCTCGGCGAAGATGAAGACGCGCCAAAATCTGACATCGATTTCGGCCTCGTCACGCTGCGTCCTCGCACGGTTGCAAACTACGGTGAAATCACTCGCCGCATGCTCCAGCAATCATCGCTGTCTATCGAGGCACTGCTTCGCAATGACCTTGCGCAAGCCCTCGCCCTCACCATCGACTCCGCAGCCTTCTACGGAACTGGCCTCACAAATCAGCCAGTCGGCATCAAGTCCGCCGCAGGTGTGCTCTCCAAGAGCTTCGCAGCGGTCCAGCCTACATTCATTGAACTGGTTGACATGGAAACCATGGTGGCCACTCAAAACGCCGATGTGGACAGCATGGCATTCGTTGCCAACCCATCGACTCGCGGCATGGCTAAAACCACGCTCAAATTCCCAACCGGCAACACAAGCGCCGGAACAATCTGGGAAGGTGGATCGATGAACGGCTACCGCACGGAAATCACAAACCAAGTTGCCTCTGGCGATGTGTTTTTCGCAAATTTCTCCGATTTCCTCATCGGGATTTTTGGCGGCCTCGAAATCACGGTCGACCCATACTCGAACAGCACCAAAGGCCGTCTGCGCATCGTCGCAATGCAAGATGTGGACTTCGCTGTCCGTCGCGCCCAGAGCTTCGTTTACGGCAAGAAGCCCTAAGCGATAGCTGAAAACTCAACCGCCTCCGCCGTGTGCAATTCGCGGCGGAGGCTTTTGCTAACGACCCAACGCCATGGAACCTCAAAAAATCACACTTCTTCAAAGCCTCATGATTGCCGGCGAATCCTGCCCGGTCGGCAGTGATGTCGAAGTCTCGCCATCCTTCGCCCGCGAACTCATCGCCCTCGGCCTCGCCAAGCCATTCGTCGAAACAGCCGCAGAGCCTAAGAAGAAAAAATGAGCCTCGACGAAAAGGACGGACGCCCCGCCGTGAAGATGAATCTCGCGGAAGCCATCGCCGCCTTTGCCCTCGTGGCAACGGTTTTCAGTTCACTCAACGGCTGGATCGTCCTGCCCGAACAAATGCGCCAAGTCCGAAATGAAAACGAACGACAAGACATCCGCCTCCAAGCCATCGAACGCCTCGCCAGCGAGCGAAGCGAAACCCTCGCCCGCATCGATGAAAGAACCAAGCGCATCGAAGAAAGCCTTAAAGCCAAATGAAGCGCCTGCTGGCACTCCTTCCGCTCTTGCTCCTGCCCGCCTGCGTAAGCGTCCCGCTGCCGCCAAGCGGCGACAAGATCGGAAGCCTCGGGCGCGTGGAGGTCGGCATCCGCTACTTCCCACCAGTCAAGATCGACTGGTTCAACCCGCAAATCCCCAGCCTCAAAGACAAATGAAAGCACTCGACTACATAATGAAACGCCTCTCAGAGGCCTCCACCTTTCGCGGCCTTGCCGTGCTGGGCGGGCTGGTTGGACTGAGCCTTTCGCCCCAGCATTGGGAGGCCATCGGCAGTGCCGTGGCAGCGGTCATCGCCTTAATCGAAGTGTTCCGCAAAGAGAAGAAATGATCCTGCCACGCTACTAAAATGCTCCACCGACTCCTCGCCATCGCCCAAGCCGAGATCGGAATCCGCGAGGAGGGCGGCAACAATCGCGGACAACGCATCCGCGACTACCAACGCGCCACTGACTTACCGCCCGGCCCGTGGCCATGGTGCGCCGCATTCGTCTCATTTTGCGTGCAGGAGTGGCTGAAAGAAAACGATGTCCCAGAGTGGCTGCGCCTCACCCGCACGCCCGACCAATGGCAACCCCGCACCGCGCTGGCCTACGGATTCCGCCAATGGGCAAAAGATCGCCCCCGCACGACCAGCATCTACACCGACCAAGAAGACGCCCAGCCGGGCGATATCGTGACCTTTGACTTTTCGCATGTGGGCATCGTCCTCGAGGACGATGGGAAGAACCTCGTCACCGTCGAAGGAAACACCAACTTTTCTGGAACACGCGATTCCGAGGCAGGCGATGGAGTCTGGCGCAAAATCCGGCCAAAATCCCTCGCTCGAAATTTCATCCGCATCCACCCCGCACGATGACCTACGGCAACCTCGATGTCTTTTTCAGCGGTCTCGACCACACCGAGATTCTGTTTGCCCTGCCGAGCGGAACCCGGATCGTGCGCGGCTATTTTGACAACGCCTTTTTCGACTCCTCCGTTGGCGAGGTAGTGCTCGACAGCACGCAGCCCCGCTTCCAGTGCAAGGAGTCGGATGTCGCCAGCATTCCCCGCGAAACCGCCTGCAAGGTCGAAGGCAAAGATTACACCGTGATGGAAATCCAGCCAGACGGAACCGGCCTCGCCACCGTCACCCTCGCGCATGAGTGACATGATATTCATCGAAGCTAAGGGACTCGACCGCATCGGGCGCGACCTTGGGGCAACGCAAAAGCAGATCGAGCCAGCCATGCGCAGCGCCGTCTCTCGCGTCACCCGCTGGGCAGGAAACGAAGCGGCCCGACGCATCAGCAAGGCGACCAAAGTCACAGGGAAAGTCATCAAAGGCCGCATGCGCGTCGAAGTCATGGGCAAAGATGGCGTCCTCGGGCGTGTGTGGGCTGGCCTGCGCAACATTCCGCTGAAGGCAATGAAGCCCCGCCAAACAAAAAGCGGAGTCACAGCAGGCCCCGCCAAGCGCCCCGGTGCATTCATCTCAAAGAAACTCGGTGGCCATGTGTTCAAACGCACTGGGAAAAAACGCCTGCCGATTGAAAAGCAAACCTTGCCCATCCTCGACCCCGGCATGGATGCCATGGGCAGTCTCGAAAACGAAATCGGCGAACGCCTGCAACGCGAATTTGAATCCCAACTAAAATGGCAACTCAGCAAATAGACCTCGCCGTCCTGCACACCAAGATTGCCGAGAAGATCAACGCCAAGTTCGGCAGCACGGTCAAAACCATCGCCGCATATTCGCGTTACATGGACAAAATCGAGGTGCCAGCCATCACATTTGAGTTGGACACCATCGAGCCATCCGACCCTGCAGACATCGGCACGCAGCAACTCCAGGTCGATCTCCGCTTTTCCGCCTCGCTGATTTACAGCTACAAACAAGGCAACAAATTCGCCGTGCGCCTCATGTCGGCAAACTTCGCCGCATTCCTGCAAGGCCAGCGGTTCGGCATGCCCGTCACGCCCGCCCGATTCATCGCCGCCACCCCGCAAGAGTTCGACGCCGAGAATCCCGAATACGAAGTCTGGCGCGTCGAATGGGAACATACCTGCCTCCTCGGTGAAACCGCATGGCCAGAAGGTGGAGCACTGCCCACAGACATCCGCGCTTCATGGGCGCCAAAGATCGGCATCCCCCACGAGCCGGACTATGTGCCGATCCAAGACATCCTCGCCACATGAGCAACGCCCGCCTCGGAGAGCTTGAACGTCGTCTCAGCAACACCATCCGACCCGGCACGGTCTTGGAAGCGGACTACGCCAAGGCCCGCCTGCGGGTCACAATGGGCGACAACACCAGCGCATGGTTGCCATGGCTCACCAGCCGAGCCGGGGAAGACCGCACATGGCACGCTCCAGAGGTAGGCGAGCAGGTCATCGTCATGGCCCCCGGCGGCGAACTCTCCGCTGGCTATGTCATGCCCGGAGGCATCTACAAAAACGACTACCCCGCGAACGGCGACAAACCAGAGATCAGCCGCACCACCTACAAGGATGGCGCAATCCTCGAATACGACCGGGAGAACCACACGCACCTCCTGCAACTGCCAAGCGGAAAAGCCACCGTCAAAGTCGGAGAGAATGCGGAAACCGAGATCACGCCATCAAAGATCACGGCGAAAGTCGGAGACGACGCACAGACCGAGATCACGCCGTCCAAAATCACGGCGAAAGTGGGATCGGACGCAAAAACCGAAATCACCGCCTCCAAAATCCTCGCCCAAATCGGCAGCGATGCCAAAAGCGAGATCACAGCCAGCAAGATCACGCACAGCCTCGGCAGCAGCAGCAAAATCGAAGTCACCAGCGGCAGCGTAAAAATCACGGTCGGAGGAACCACCCTCGAAATAGGCAGCGGCGGAATCACGATCACAGGCAATGTCACGCAAACCGGAAACTACGACCAGACCGGCTTGATGAAATCGAACCTCATCACCCTCTCCACCCACACGCACGGTGGAGTTATGTCAGGACCAGCAATCACAGCCGTCCCGAACCCTTAGAAGGAACTCCCCGCAGAAGACACCCGCCCTTGCGCCCCTAAAATTCGCCAGCATGCGAGGCATGAGCAGCGAGACCGGCAAGGCGCTTTCCGGGTTGGACCATTTGAAGCAGTCGATACGGGACATTCTAACCACCCCGCTCGGCTCTCGCGTCATGCTCCGAGACTACGGCTCGCGCCTGTTTGACCTCGTGGACGCCCCGATGAATCGCGGGACCATCGTGGAAATCTATGTCGCCACCATCGAGGCAATCCGCAAGTGGGAACCTCGCGTGGAAATCACCCGCGTCATCGCCCAAGCCATTGAGCCGGGCAAGATCACCATCGCGCTCGAAGGCGTCTATTTACCCACCGGAACCGCGCTCACGCTGGACGGGATGGTTGTATGAGTTACACGCCCATCGACCTCTCCAGCCTCCCCGCGCCGACGATTGTCGAAAGTCTC